TAAAGATCTTTATAGAAAAATTAGGGCATTCCTATCTATCGGGGATTACGAGGAAGCTGATGTGATAAAGATATTAATGGAAAAAAATATAAGTAAGGACGCAGCTTTACTTATGGCATTTGGTAAATATTCACCCAGAAAAGACATATATAACTTAGATGAAATCTTAGGTAGAACCTTTCAAAAAAAGGACATACCCATATCGTCAGAAATGGTAAGGGAATACGCTTCTTTCCTCGAAGAACACCGGAATACATACAAGGAAAAAACGCTCTTTAGCAGAGAAGATTGGAAGGAATACATGGCTCCGGGCTTAGTCCCCTTTTTAATGGGCGCAGAGTTCGATGACGACGATGACGATGATGCTGCTGATGAGCGTGACAACTTCGATAAAGGAGGCCTAGTCTTAGACGTACCTAATGTTCCTAAAGAGCCTGACGAAAGAATTGATAAAGTAACAGGGCTTCCTTATAACATTCAGGCTGGTGAGGCCTTTATCGATAATGATGATGATCCCTTAAAGCGTATGGGTTTTGGCAAAGGCGGTTCTGTCTACGAAGCAACTAAAGAGAAGGTTGGGGAGGGTTATCGTGCCTTCAACAAACCCAGCGCCTCTAAAACAATGGAATATTTAGCTGATAAAGGTTTAGGTATTGATGCAAAACAACTACGACAACACGAAGGAGAGGCTGCAAAGATAGTCAACGAAGCACTTGAAAAAGGTATCGTGAACCCTGACTGGGTTAAAAAGCTAGAAATAACCAAAGGAGGGCTTTTAAAAGGAGGCCAAAAGGTAGGGGATGTGTTTAATGCCGTTAATCATGCGCTTTTGAGTTATAAATATAATGACCGCCCTGGATTACTACAGGCGAAAGAGGTTGTCCAAGGTATCTTTGACGAGCCTGGGGATTCTATTCAAGCCTCTCTTATAGATGCTTGGAATAATAAAGCTGGGTTTGCTATTGCCAATCGAGTGAAAAACAAAGAGGGCGCTAAAAACGAGATTTTGCGCTTACTAGAACAAAGAGAAGATAAATTATTTAAAGGAGAAGAACTTATTGCTGGAGAAGATTTATTTTTTGCAAGAGAAGAGATTTCTGTTATTAGAGGGCTTTTAAAGTAATGTCTTCTTATAAATACTTTACAGAAGACGAACTCAAGTGCCAACACTGTGGCTCTAAAGGCATGAACAGAGACTTCATGGATAAGATAGAAGATTTGCGGCATGATTTAGGGTTTCCGTTCAGGGTTAACTCTGCTTACAGGTGTAAAGATCACCCTATAGAGGCCCGTAAGAAGTCTCCAGGAGCACATGAATCTGGTCACGCCCTGGATATAGGTGTCTCTGGAGAACAGGCTCACAGGCTCTTACACGCAGCCTTAGAGGTAGGTATGAGGGGTATCGGAGTTAATCAAAAAGGAAACAGCAGGTTCATACATTTAGATGATTTAAAACGGGCTGATAGCCGCCCTAGACCTTGGATATGGAGTTACTAGAATGGGAATAATAGGAAGTGTTTTAGGAGGGTTGGGCGGTAAAGTTGTTGATGCTTGGTCAGCTAGAGGAGAGCGCAAGCATACAGAGAAAGTACGGAAGCTTGAGATAGAAGAACTTAGGCACAAGACTAGAATGGAAATGGCTATGAAGTCACAGGAGATGGACAACTCTTGGGAGCTTGAACAGATCAAGAACTCAGGTTGGAAAGATGAATTTGTTTTACTTCTTTTAAGTATCCCAATGGTCTTAAGCTTTATTCCTTATACTGTGCAATATGTAGAAGATGGTTTCGTGGCTTTAGGAAAAACTCCAGATTGGTATCAGTGGCTCATTCTTTCCGTATTTGCAGCAATTTACGGGATTAGGGTTTGGAGAAGAAAGTAAATGATAGTATGTTATTTAAAAAACATCTATAGGTGTAATGCGTTTGCTACAGCCATAGAACATGGGAAGAAATCGCCTAGCGACAGCAGACGAAACCCTCAACAAAATATAACTGCTTATTGTCTTCCAAAGAGGGTTAATATAAATAGTGAATTCTGGGATTAATGTATATGCTGGAGAGGATTTTTAAAAGCTTGGCAATTCTTTTTATTCTTTTTCTATGCTATCTTCTTACGAAAGCTGAACAGGAATATATAGACGATGTTGATGAGGTTAATTATTAGTGTGCTGCTTCTGGTAGGCTGCACAGCTACTTTAAATAAAAAGGCAGACCTATGCCCCAAGTTCTACACTTACATATGTGAGAGCGTCGGCTCCCATGAAGACTGTTGGTGCGAAGATACTAGGCACTTAGAAGGGCAACTAAACCTGATACAACAACAAGCTTTTAAAAGAGATACTATTTAACAGCTTTGATATTCAGTCTCTCTCTCTCTCTCCCTCTGTAGAACCTTTCCCTGAAGCCTTAAGTCTGTCATAATGCCTGTACCTCCTTTTCCAAATAATCGTGAAGTGTATCTAGTCTGTTATGTCCTTCTCTCAGTAAAACTCTTATATAATTTCTAGTGTAAGTATCTTTAAAAACGTTGTCTATTTCTTCGTCTGGTAGACCACTAAGCTCAGTCATTATAGCACCACTAGGGTCTATGAATACTTGGAACGATATTAAATTCCCTCTCATATTTCACACACACCTCCAACACATGCAAGTGTCTGAGATCCTTCTGTGTTATCTTCTGATTCATTTATATCCCACTTGAAATTCTTAGGAAGTGCCTTAATTTGTTTCATATAAGTCGCTTTGTCTATTTTCTGATACGGTGCTTGCTGGTACATATGGTCTGCTTCAGGCAAGAATGAAATACCGCTAACACTGTCAAAATTCTCCCACACCCATTGGCACACAGAGAAAAAGTTATTGTCGTTGTAATAGCAGGTCATCGAGGGCTTATGCTCACACCAATGATCTTGATAAACCTTCCACAGTCTTAACTGCTCTAAGGCTCCCATGCTTTCAACAGTCACCGCATTCTTTGGGGCCTTTTGAGGAAACGCAAACACCCAGCTAGAGCTGTCAGAGACACTTTCTTCACCAGGAAAGCCAGCCTCAAGCATTGTAGCAGCCAGTGGATCTTTCTTATCGGCTCTAACAGTCCTTATATAGTATTCACTGAACCTTGGGTGTATTCCAGAGGCGCTGTCTGTCAATTGTGAGACAGTTCCACTGGGCTTTACACACGTAATTGCCGTAGAAGCGCCTATTCCAAGCTTCTTTGCCCACTTAATGTTCGTTTCTATGGCCTTTTCCTTCAAAGAATTAAGTAAACTACCAAGCTCTTTATAGCCTGTAGACCCATTAGTTAGCTTACAATCCATGATCCCGGTAAGCGAAACACCCAGCAAAGCCTCTTCTTCTGTGTTCCTTTTCCATATGGTTCTAAGGTATCTGAAGTCAGTCATCGAAGCCTGTAAGGTTCCTAATGTAGTGGCAAGCACTACTTTTTCTAATAAGGTTTCTTTGGTGTCGTCGGCCCGTACAATAACTTCAGATAGATTACAGAACTGATAAGGTCTTAGGATTATCTCAGAGCAGGGATTGGTTCCAAACTTGCAGTCAGCATCTCTACGTCCGTTACGGGCCGCTATGCTTTGTGCGGCTACCCGACTAAAGATACCCCTTTCACCATTTTTAGAATCGTAAAGCCTTTTCATTTCATCTGAATAAGTACCAAAGTCTGGTTTGTCAGAGTAGACCGCACTGTTGTTTGCTAAATCTCTTTGTCCGTGGGTAGCTCTCCAAACCCCCGTCTTAGCATTAGCCATTCTATTGTCTGTTACATTGCTTAAGCTTATTAAAGCAGATCGTCTGACTCCACCAACAACAACAACTTGAGCTATCTTACAGACTAGATCATGACATTCTAAAGAGGTTAGCTTCCGCTTGGGCGCACCTTCAAACAGTTTAACAGTGAAGTTAAATAGGTCTGCTAAAGGCTGTGGCCCACTGGCTCTGCCTCCAAAGATCTTCAGCCTAGCCCCGGCAGGACGTACACGAGATAGGTCACACTTAGGTATCTTACCAACATACAGGAGGCTTATAAGCTCTCTGAAGGCGCTTGCCCAGCCTATCTTACTATCTGCTACTACTATAGTGGTATCGGTTTCATGGAAGCTGTCAGCGACTACAGGAAGTTGATCTACATAGTCTCTTTCTACACTAAAACCAACCCCAGTCCCACATAGCAAGACATACATAAGCTCGTCAAACGCTCTAGGGCTGTCTATAGGAAGGTAACTACAGTTAAACCCTGCTACGTTGTCACGCTTTAAAGCTTCTCCAGCAGTCATCAGGCAGCGCATAGAGGGCATAACTTGATGGCTGGAAATAGCGTTAAACAATTCAGCAGCGTCTAGCTCGTCTATTTGTTTTCTATCTATAAAGAAATCTAAGTATCTATTGACTGTCTCTTCCCAAGTTTCTCGACGCTGTTTGGTGTCTAAGTATCTGGCGTATCTGCTCTTATGTATGTATTCTTGATATTGATCCATTGTCTTTCTCAAACTCCTCTATTAAAAATTCATAGTTGCCAGCTACATAGGCTGTGTAATTCTTTTTTTGATCTTGTTCCTTGTTATCTCTTTTCTCGTCACAGTATTCAAAATACTTATGCTGGCAAAAGCGCACGAAAAGTTTATCTGTTTCTGTCATTTGTCATTTGCTCCTGATCCTTATTCTGCTGAAGTTGTTTTTTCTTTTCTTGCTTGGATACTTTCTTTTTAACCTTCTTATCGTACTTATCTCTGCGCTCCTTTTTAGCGTCGATGTAGTTCTGCTCCATCCTCTACTTCCTTTCCTTCGCTAGAAACTCCAGCAGCCTGTTCTCGTACCAAGCAGCCTTCTGGAGATCCTCTATGCCGTTCTTGTATCTGAACCTCCAACGGTACTTCAAGCTGTTTCCTCGTAAGTAACCGATATACTCTTCGCCTGTTAACATAGCCTCTATCCCGTCGATGCATTCTATGTCCCCCTTGTTATAGTGCGGTGGATTGTTTACATTATCAGGCTTGTAGGGAGCTACCGAATTCCACTCCTCTGGTGTTACATCGTTAAGTTTCTTTTTAGTCTTTTGTTTCATTGTCTATCCACTCCTTTGGTATGCTTTCAGTACTGAACCATCTAAATCCGTTGGCGCT